AAGCTCGCACTCGGCAGGCTCCGCCGTGCGGGCCGCGTACGGCAGTGCCTCCACGACGGGGTCATCGTGTGGTCCGTCACCGACGGCACCCCCTGCCCGTGAAAGGCGGTGCGGTCGTGGACTTCGAGAAGCGCATCCTCGACGCGGTCAGCAGGGAGGGTACCGAGTGGCAGACCGGCGCCCCGTGCAGCAACAGCGGCGACTTCGACTTCATCCCCGACGTCGAGACCGACGACGGCGTGAACACGGCACAGCAATGGTGCCGCACCTGCCCGGTCCGTATCCAGTGCCTCGCGTGGGCGATGCTCCACCGCGCGGAAGGGTATTGGGGCGGGACCACCACCTACCAGCGTGACCAGCTGCGGCGAGTGCGCACCCGCGCGAAGTGCCCACTCTGCCTAGGGACGGCATTGGTCTACGCCGACCCGCACGAGCTGTGCCTCGGGTGCGGGGTGTCCTGGATCCGTGACGTGCGCGAAGACCCGATCGCCGCTACGCCGCTGCCCGCGAACGCGGCCTGACTACGGAAGACTGACCCCATGCAGAAGATCCCGACCCTTTTCGTCCGCAACCCCGAGGACCGCGCCCACGTCCTCCCTGAGGTCACACCCGGCTGCGAGTGGGTCCTCGCCGGAGAAGGGCGCCCCACCCGCAAATGGGACGGCACCTGCACCATGCTCGACGACGACGGCAACTGGTGGGCCCGACGCGAAGTGAAGCCCGGCAAGAACATTCCGCCCGGCTACCAGATCGTCGAGCACGACGAGACGACCGGAAAGCTCGTCGGCTGGGAGCCGATGACGCAGTCGTCGTTCGCGAAGCTCCACGCCGAGGCGCTGCCCAACTCGGCCGCCACCCGGCCCGGCACCTACGAACTCCTCGGCCCGAAGATCAACGGGAACCCGGACGGATTTGAGGTGCACGTCCTCATGCCGCACGGCTGGGAGCGGCTGTCGGAACGTCTCGCGATCGAGGCCTCCCCGCGCGACTACGACGGACTGCGCAACTGGCTCACCGCCCGCGAGTACGAGGGCATCGTCTGGCACCACCCCGACGGGCGCAGGGCCAAGTTGAAGGCGAAGGACTTCCGCTAGGCCGCGACCGCTGCGCGCGGCGTGGCCTGCTGCATCTCGTACGCCTTCCGCCAGGCCTCGGCCCAGCGCCAGCTGTTGTCACGCAACCGCAGCTGCTCGGCCACCGCGCGCCCCGCGTCCGACAGCTCCTGCCGCGCAGCAGCCGACTCGCGGAGCCGCTTCAACTCCCGGTACCAGACGCGCGGCCGGTCAGCGAGCACGCCCGCACCCATCGCATGCAGCCTGCGGTACTCCGCCCGCGGCGACGCCACCCACGGCACCCCGGCCGCCGACATTTCCAGCGGCTTCAGCCACGACTTCGCCGCGTTGAACTTCGTGTCCGCCAGCGGCGCGATCCCGATCCCCAGTGAGGCGACCGCGCGCGGCCACTCCCCGAGCGGCACTCCGCCACCCGACGGATCCCCCGCCAGCCCGAACGCGCGCCCGGCCCCCGTCGAATCACCGCGCATCACAAACTCGGCGCCCTCGTCGACGAGCCGGGCGGCCGCCCCGCCCACCACCTCAGGGTCGTTCGGATGGGAGTGGAGAGAGCCGGGCCAGCCGATCACATCGGAGTCCGTGCGCGGCAGCCCGTAGTACTGGTCAGGCAGGTAGTTCGGCAGGACATGCCCGCGGCCGTGACGGGCGTACACGTCCAGGAGTGCGGGCGTCGACACCGTCACCAGCGTCGCTTCCCGGCAGGCGAGTGCGAGGTTGTGCCACGAGTGCGGGCCCGCTCCCGGACGGTGCACAGCCCACGCCGGATTTGACGGATGGATGGACGACAGGTCGTCATCGACGTCGACGACCACCGCGACGCCCTTCGCCCGCAGCACTGCGACGGCCTGCGCCATGTAGGTGTGCGTGACCCGCTGGAGTACGACCACGTCGGCTTCGACGAGGACGTCCTTGACGACCCCTCCTTCCATGACGAGGCGGACGCCCCGGTCCTGCGGGCGCACCACCTCGACGTCATGCCCGGCAGCGGCGCAGTGCTCGCCGGGCCAGATCGCCCTGAACGAGCCGCATCCGTGGCGGTCGCTGGGATATACGAGGGTCTTCACGAGCGGGACGGTATGAGCCCACCACGGAAGATCATTCCGGAGCGGCTGCTGTCCCGCCCGTCTTGCGGGGTGTGCGGCGTACGGTCGGCTGCTCCTTCTCCAGCGAGTCGACGCGCTCCTCCAGTTTGGCGATGGCGGTTGCGGTGTGGTGCAGGTGCTCGTGCAGGTCGGTGATCTGCTGCTGCATCTGCTCGGGTGTCGGTGCCGAACCGGCCAGCGCCTGCGCCCCGCCGGGGACGCCGAGGAGAGCCCCGGCCTCCTCGCGGGCGATGGCGCGCATCCGGCTATCCAGGGGGCTGCTCATGCCGCGACTCCCTTCGGAGACACCTGGCCGCGCGTCAGTAGCGCGAGCACCGCCAGCACGACCGCGTTCGTCGCACCCACCGTCTCCGCCGCCACGATCGCGCCGAACACGGCGGAGATGATGGCGACGATCGCGCCGGCCTGCTCGCCGGACATGCCGATGTTGAAGGTGACGATCAGCGACAGGACGGCGCTGATGGTGGAGATGATGAGTGCGGGTTCTCTGCCGAAGATCTTCATTGGGTGCTCGCTTCCTGGTCAGACGTCGGGGATGTCGAGGTGGATGTCGATCGATTCGATGGCGGCACGGAGTTCGGCGACGATCGCCGCAGGGTCGAGGTCGCCGATGTTCGCGGCGAGGGTGGCGACGGCCTTCACGAGTTCGTCGATCGTCTGCTTCTGTGCGGCGAGCGTCAGGTTCGCCTTGTCGACGCGCTTGAGGATCTCCGTCTGAGTGCTGGCCAGGGTCCACGTGGGGTTCGTGGCTGGGGCGCCGGGTACGAGGATCATTCCGTCGTAGGTGAGCACCGCCTTGGCGACTTCGGCAGCAGTGGGCATGTCGTCCTCCTCGTTCGGGTTCCAGCCCGGGGCGTGGTCCAGCCGGGCAGCGACTGCCGCCCGGAACACGTTCATGTCGAAGCTCGGGTCGACTTTCCCGGGCTGGACTTCCTTGTGTCCGGCGACCGACTTCTCCGACCAGCCGTGCGCCCGGCAGATCGCCGCAGCCCACCGCACCGCCTGGTCGTACTGTCCGGCCGGGTACGGGTCGCTGCCGTTGCCGAGGTTCTCGATCTCGATGCCGTACAGGACGTCGTTGCCGTCGGTGTCTGCTTCGTCGTCTGTCGGGAGCGGCGATGTCTCCGCCATCAGTGCGCGCACGACGTCGCCGTCGACGGAGCCGGCATGGTTGGTGCGGCCGTTGCCGAGGAGCCACAGCCCATCCGTCTTGCCCAGCCAGGCGTGGCACAGCGGGCCCGGCAGGTCCGGCCGGCCGTTGAAGCAGAGTTCGCGGTCGCCGTGCCCGGCGGTGTGGTGGATGAGTACACCGAGCACGGGGCCGAACGTTTTGCCGGTTGCCGCATCCCGGTTGTGGGTCCTCCATCCGGCGTGCTCGCGGACGGTCAGGCCCTCGGCGCGGAGTGCGGAGAGCATGCGGTCGGCGGTCAGCGGTGTGGCCATCACTCACCCCCGCCGAGCTCGGCGACCGGCAGGGCCACGAGCTCGATGCGGTCGTATGCCGTCCAGTCCCCGGTCTCGTACAGCAGGCCCACCGTGGCCGCATCCAGCAGCGCCATCGACGAGTACGCGGCATGCAGTCCGGAGATCCGGCGGCAGGTCCGCCACGTCACCCCGCCGTCATCACTACGGCGGATCGCCATCGCGATGCGGCCCTCCGGATGCTCCGGCCCCGCATACAGCAGCGGGCCGCCCGGCACCTGCAGCAGACTGCCCTGCACCACGGGGGTGACGATCGTCCCCTGCACTCGGTAGGCGGACTGCAGTGCGCTGCCCCCGTCCACCGACCAGGCGTCCGCGCGGGTGCCGGGAGCGGTGCCGTACTGGTCTCGGGTGTTGAAGTAGAGGCGCCCGTCCGGGAGCTCGGCGACCGTCGTCTCGTTCTCATTGAGGGCGCCGCTCGGGTTGGACGAGGTGAAGCCGATCTGCCAGGTGTGGCCGCCGTCGTCCGAGATCAAGCCGTGGCCGCCGAGGTATTTCGACTCGGCTCCCGTGTCGGTGCTCCCGGAGGCGGGCGCGCGGGAGTGGTTGGCGGGGATGACGAGGCGTCCCGCATGCGGCCCTTGCGTGACGGCCACGCCGCAGCCGGGGCCGGTGGCGTACCAGCGCATCCATGTCGTCTTGACCTGCGAGGTGATGTCGGCTGGCGTGCTCCAGGTGGCGCCGCTGTCTGCGGAGCGCTGGACATACACCTGCCGGGTGGCGAGACCTTTCAGGACGGCGGTCTCGGTGGCGGTGGCGGCGTTGCCGCACGACACGAGTACGAGGTCCCCGGAAGCGGGGTCGGTGACGATCGTCGGGTTGCCTGCGGTGTCGGTGCCGTGGGCGGTGACGACCTGCTGCGGCGACCAGATCGTGCCGCCGTCGGTGGAGCGGCGGCACACGATGTCGATGTCGCCGCTGTCTCCGCCGCTGTTCTTACGCCCCTCGGCGAAGGCGATCAGTGTGCCGTCGGAGGTGCTGGTCAGGGCGGGGATTCGGTAGGTGTGGTATCCGCCTGTGCCGGAGGTGAACGGGATGGACATGCGGCTCCTAGAAGGGGATGACGGCGATTTGCCTGGTGAGGAATGTGCCCGTGCCCCCGGTCACCCGGTATTTCACGGTGAACGTGTTGACGCCCGGCGTCAGCGAGCTGATCATGTAGTGGCTTCCGAGGCGCCACCGTGTTGCTGCCGGGATGCCCGCGAAGTTGACGGCCTGGTTTTCTGACGCCCCGAGAGTGCTGGCGCCTGTCACATCCCAGGACATGAAATTCCCCACGTTCGCCAGGGTGTTGTCCATGGCTGCCCGGATGAAGACGATGGCGCGGGAGCCGGTTTCGGTGGTGACGCTGGGGCCGAACGTCGCGAGGTCCGTGTATGTGGTGCTCGCGGTGGTTTCCGCGGCGGCCACGTTGTCGACCTGGGAGAGGCGTTCGACGATCGAGTTGAGGCCGTCGCCGACGAAGTGTGAACTGATCTGCGTCGCCTTGGCGGGTGCCGTCTCATTCAGGTTGTCCCGGACGTGCGTATTGAATTGGGCGGCCGTGAATGTCGTGTTCGACACGGCGGTCATGGGTGCGGTCCAAGCCACTGTTCCTCCTCAGCTCATCGGAATGACGATGATGTGACGGTCGGAGAAGGTGGCTGTATCACCGCACCGGTACTTCATGGTGAACGTGTTGCTCCCCGCGGTGAGCGTGCTGAGGAACCGCGCAGCGCCGATCCGGACCGAGTTGGCCGCCGTGACGCCGTCCATCGTGATGCCGTTGATGTCGTCAGCGGCGATCGAGGAAGCGCCCGTCACTGCGAAGCTCGCATACATCGACGAGTTGTTCGTGTTGTTTTCCATCCGTGCCTGCACAAAGACGATGGCCCGGGTTCCGGTCGTCATCGTAAGAGATGGACCGACAGTGGCCAGATCCGTATAGCTTCCCGACGACAGGGACTGTGCCGTGTTCACCGATTGGAAGGTCGGCCGGCGCGCGGCGATCGCATTGACCCCGGTTGCTACGAACATCTGACCCTCTTGGGTGGCCTTGGCCGGGGAGGTCTCATTGAGGTTGTCCCGCACATTGATGTTGAACTGTGCGGCGGTGAAAACCGTGTTCGCGACGGCTGTCATGGGGGAAGTCCACGCCATTACTCGACCCCGTTCTCATGGTTCTCGTCGATCAGATCCTGGACGCTCTGCCCGTGGGGGCACCGGGACTTCAGCGCCAGCGGATGCTCCTTCGGGAACCAGTTGCGATTGTGCGGGATCGGGCGACGGCTCAGCACCTCCATGATCTCGTTCTCGTTCGGCGGCCACTCGATGACGTGCGTTTCCATGCCGCAGTAGGAGCAGTGGAACATCGGCTTCTTGCGTACCAGTGGACCGCTCTTGCGGACCGGCTCGTACAGCAATTCCACGTTTCCGCAAGTGCGGGGACAGTCAGCCACCCAGTTGCCCGCGTACACCCACGCCCGGGCCTTAGGTTCAACAAGATTCACTGTGCCCCCTCAGATGGCGAAATTGTTTTCATTGAATTTGGATTGCGTGTCCCAGATCCACACCGTGTCGGGATCGCTGCAACCGATCGGTTCGAAGAATCCGTCATCGAATCCGGCGCCCGTCTTGTCGAACGTGAACGGATTGGGTGAGCAATCCTCCAGCGCCTTCTCGCAGCCGAACACCACCGCATGCACCGGGACATAGTCGTCGCAGTCCTGCGCACCTGGGATGCGGGTGATGGTGTGCGCCACGCTTTCGATGTGGAAACCACCGTCGAGTCCCAGCTCACCATTTCCGATGGTCACCAGGTCGGACACGGTCCGGGTGACGACCTGCAGCAAATGGTCTATGTCGCATGACACCACCCGGATTTTCACGATCGGCCTGCGTGAGCTGTAGCTGGCCAGGATCGCTTCGGCTACCGCTTGAACGTCGTTCGCCGACGCGTACGGAATGGTGTTGGGGAACGACTTCGGCCCGAAAATGTCCATCGACTCGACGTCTCTTGTGCTCACTTGGACAGTGCGCACGACGAGGACTGCCCTGGCCCTCAGCTGAAGCCGCACGACCGACACCGGGCCCCCCGTCGACGTCAGCCTGATGACGGTGGACTGCCCGGAGTCCCTGGTAAGGGTGGCCGACACCACCCCCGTCCCACTGGTGATGATGTCCGTTCCAAGGACGGGAACTATGGCATCGCGAAACGGATCGCTTGCCTGGACCTTGATGTCGCGCGTCTCGCCGGTGGAGAGCGTGAACAGGCTGTCGGTCGACCACACCACGCTTTCCCCGAAGTTGGTGGCGCGGTCGTCAACACTCTGGTCGACCATGTTGATGACGTCGCGCCAGCCGTGCCGGTACTCGAACGGTGCGGTGTAGCTGAAGCCGGTCACCGCAGGCGCATCGCATGCCACCTGCTCTGCCGCGAACACGGCCTGCGGCACGATGGACTCCGTCCGAACGATGCGGTGATGCCGGTCCCGGAACGTGAACGTTCCGTCCGGCGCGATGTATGCGATGGACGGGGGGCCCTCGGCGGCGACGATCTCATTGATCGCCGTCAGGGCGTCGGTGTTCTCCGCCCACCAGAACCGGGCGTAGGTGGCGCCGGCGTCGATGTCCCGCGCTCCCGTCCAGCCGATCTCGTCGAGGATGACGCCGACGATCTGACCCGTTCGCAGTCCCGAGTACAGGGCAGTGGATAGGGCGGCGTTCGACAGGTCAGCCAGTCCGTCCAGGGCGGTGAAGTCGGCGGTCCGGTCGGAGCGGTCGGGGTGGATTTCGAAATCATCGATCCGGCCCCGGAACAGGGCGTGGTCGGTGCCGGAAATGTTGACGTCCATGGCGACCGGCCGTCCGGGGCCGAGGTCGTCGACGAGGGGTGATGCCGTGTTCTCGGGGCTGTAGATCCGGTGGGCGTTGCACAGCGTGAATGCGCTGGTCCCGATCGATGACGGCGACAGCTGGCGGTTCTGGTCGCGGCCGTAGCCGTAGGTCCACCGGCCCTGGTTGAGGACGTCGTCGGTGACGTCCTCGTAGCTGCCGCCGGTGACGATCGTGTTGTTGTCCCAGTCGACGGTCAGCGAGTACACAGGTGCGGCCATGTCAGGCCCCCTTCGGGAGGCGGCGCTGCAAACGGAGCCGTTCCATTGATCCGATGAGCCAGTCGTCCAGTTCCCGCCGGGATCCGATCGGCCCGTGGTTGATGAACGTCACGTTCAGCGGCGCCTGCTGGGCTGTTCCGCTGCGGCTTCCCGCAGAGACCGATACGGGCAGCCCGGGTGCTGCGATCCCGGCAGAGATGGTGCGGGAGATCCCTCCCATGGCCCGCTTGACGGCGGGCAGTCGGTCGGCGAGGCCGACGGCGACGCCGAGTGTCGACTGCCGTCCCACCTCTGCCATGACCGTGCTCGGGGACTTGATGCCCAACGCCTTGCGGATCGCCTGCTGCATGCTCTTCGCGATCGACAGCATCAGCTGCTCGATCTGCTTGCGCTGCCCCGCCAGCCCGGCCAGGAACCCGCGCCCGGACTGCTTCCCTGCATCGAAGAGGGCGTCCGCGCTGAGCTTCCCCAAGTCGGTGGACGCCTTGTTGATCTGGCCTTGCAGCCGGTTGATTTCACGCAGCGATTCGGTCGACTGACGGGACAGGACGTTGGCGAACTCCAGCCCCGCCTCCGGGCCCATGCCGATGATCTGCGCGAGGAGATCCTTGCTGAGGCCCTTCTTGCGCAGCACGTTGATGCGCCCGATGAACTCGCGGATCTGCCCGGCCGCCGCTGCGAGGCCGCGCCGGATGGTTTCCCCGCTCACCCCCGCAGGGCCCTGGGTGAGCGACTGGAGGGAGAACGCGCCCTTGGCCTGCGCGGCCACATCCGCAGAGAATTTCTTCGCGTCGGCGATCCGCTGCGCGATCCGGTCTCGTTCGGCCGCCAGGGTCTGCAGGCGCTTGTTGGCGTACGCGACCACGGCGACAAGCTGGTCGTCGATGCGGGTCTTGCGCCCGCTGAAGGCCTTGGTGATGCTGTTGGCGATGTCGGCCGCGGTCCGGGAGATCTGCTCGCGCGTGCCGGTGAGGCCCTTGATGAACCCGGCGCCGACATCCTTCGCGAGGGCCTGCATGACTTTCGACGGGGAGGAGATGCGCAGTTCCTGCCGCACCCCCGTCTCCACCGCGGCAGCCATGACCTTGGCTGCGGCCAGGACGAGCGCCGCCGCACCCGACAGGCCAGACGCGAGACCTCGCCCCGCATCCATGCCCGCAGACGCCATGCCGCCGCCGGCCATTCCGCCGGCCGCCATGCCGAGGCGGCCGTCGTTGATGGCACGCAGCAGAGGCAGGTGCTTTGCCGTCTGCTTGGCGTTGACGACGAACTCGTCCTTCGACAGCCATGGCGCGAACACGTCGTCCGAGGTGGGGGTGCCGGGTCCGTTGACGAGGCCGCCGCCCGCGAGGTGCTGCCCCCGATGCTTGAAGTCTTTCCCGGTGAACAGGCCGCCCGTCGCACCGACAGCGTCATGAACCGACTGGCCCCTTTGGGCGAGACTGTTGACGTAGTCGGTCCGAATCTTGGTGATCTTCCAGACGGTCAGCGTCGTCGACTTGGACGGGGGCAGATTATTGATCATCAGCTGCGCGGTGCCGATCTTCCGCCGCCAGTCGGTGATGTCCGCCTTGAGCGTTGCCCGCTTCTCACCCTTCGCCGTGCGCAACTGGAGTTCGGCGGCGGCGACCTTGGCCCGCCAGTCGGTGACGTCTGCGGTCAGCTTGGCCCGCTTGTCGGCCTTCGTGCCCTTCAACTGCAACTCGGCGGCGGCGACCTTCGCCTTCCAGTCCGCAATGTCTGCGGTGAGCTTGGCCTTCTTCTCCCCCTTGGCGGTCTTGAGCTGCTTGTCCGCCTCGGAGATCTTCGCCTTCCAGTCGGTGATGTCGGCCTTCAGCATCGCCGTCTTGTTCGGCGTCTTCAGGATCTGGGCCGCCAGCGCTGCGGCTTCGGTGGTGTTCAGGCCCATGGCGACGGCGTTCTGGATCAGCTGCTGGCGGCCGCGCTCGTAGATGCCGATGGCGCCCTGCCACGAGCCGGTCGACTCGCGGTTCGCGGCCGCAGCCTCGTCGGTTTTCGACGCCAGATCCGTCAGGGCCGTAGCGGCCGCGCGCTGCTTGTCCGTGTTCAGGGTGAGCTGGCCGCCCTGCATGCTGAGCACGCCGGCGTTCTCCTGCGCGGCCTTCGTCGCCGCGTCGATCGATGCCTCGAAGCCGATCATCCCGCCGAGGCCCGCACGCTGCACGTCGTTGAGCGCCTGAATGGCCTGCCTCAAACCGTCCGCGCTCTGCTTCTGCTCGGCGAGCTTCGCCGACGTCTGCTGCGCCTGCGTACCGAACAGACCCATGGCGTCCGCAGCGAGCTGCTGCTCGAACTTGGCGTCC